TGGGAGGCGTGCCCGTTTGTGGTTTTTTTCCCATTGGGTTTTTTATTTTGCTTGTTGATTTTTTTTGTTTTTGTTTTCTTGTTTGTCGTTTTTTTGTTGTTTTGCATGTCCTGGCCTCCTTTTGTTTTCAGTATCAAGTATACTCTTGTTTTTAGATTCCGCCTCGGTGTGTTGCATATTTTCGCTCTTTTTTCTTTTTGATTTTTCTTTTCTGTTTTTTCTGTTTTTTGGGCGTGTCGTTTTGTGGTTTTGGTGGTTTTCGTGTATATTAGTTTATGTCAAGGGAAACACCGAGATAGATAAGGTTGGTAAACAAAATGTTCGTTGCTAATGATATCGCCACTGATATGAAGATTGATGTTAAGCCGGTTGCCGTTTATGCGGGTCATTCGTATGACACTCTGCTTATCATCGACGCTATTTCTGGTAAGGGCATGTGGTATGGTTTTGATGCGCAATGGTATGTCGATACCGAGTATGACTATAGAAATCATAATGCCGAGCGTATCGAAGGCGTGTTCGGTGACGATGAGGAGGAATGGGTGGCCGCGGCCAATGACAAGCTTGGCGACTATGGCCTTAAGCTTGGTGTTTTTGATGAGGTGTCGGGTGATCGGTATGAGTTGGTGGAAGCCTGAATGGTAATAGTAAAGCCCCTAGGTTCATCGCCCAGGGGCTTTACTATATGTCGGCCTTATATGAGGTATTGGGTAGATCTGTCTGCGGGTGCCAGTGCGACGTATCGCGTCTTCCCCGATCTGCCGACGTAGTGCGCCCAGATGTAACCGTCTGCGATGGTGGTATCGCTCATAAGGTTTACCGTCTGTCCTTTGCGGTATTGCGCCACGATCTGACCGCGGAGGCTGGGGGCGGAGCGCACGTTGAGTACTGATACGTTGACGCGGTAGGTGCGTGCGGTGATGGGTGTGTTGCCGTTATGGTTACGTGGGTGGAAGTAGCCGATAATGCCATTCTTGCCGATATTGATATATCCGGCCTTGCCGGGGTTTTGGGACATGGTGTTGATCGTGCCGTTGCCGTTGTCTCGGATTACGATGGCCACGTGGTTCATTCCGGGGCGCTTCCAGAACACCACATCGCCGTAGACTGGCGTGTAGTTGGCGGGTTTGCGCTCGAACGTGTTTTGCAATGCTTTGGAACGATCGTATCGTTGCGTATAGACGCTGGCGGCGTATCCGTCTACGGTGTTGGTGTCGGCTCGCGGAATGCCGTATACGTATTGTGCATAGGAGCTCCACAAATCCCAGCATTGTCCGCCGTATGTTACGTCTACGTCAATTGTTTTACCATTGACTGAGTTAATCCATTCTTGGATGTTCATTTGTCTTGTCCTTTCACGATGTGAGTTCCATCATTCTTGCCGCGGCGATCAGGTAGGGTATCGCAATGAGCGTGAGCAGTGCGAGGGCACTTTTCCGCTCATTCTTGGTGCAGTCGCGCAATAGTGCAACGCCGAAGGTTGTCACACCGAACGCAAGCAGTGCGGAGAGTATCCAGAAGGCGGCGAGCTGGCTCACTTGTCTTCCTTGGTGTCTGTGGTTGCGAAGATCTGCATGAATGGCGCATTTTTGAGCCCCGGGTTGATCTGGGTGATGTTTTCGAGGATCGATGTCAGCTCGATTAGGCATATGCCGCCGACCGTAATCAGGTAAACGTGTACCGGTAGACCGAGGTCGACGTGTACGCCAATCGTGTCGATCATGTATGCTACCAGGATGAGGGCAAGATAGGCGAACTTGTGGCCCAGCCCTTTCCTCATCTTGCTGGACGATAGATTGCCTGCCATGACCGCTTTGACTACGCCGGTGATGTAGTCCGTCACGACAAAAAACAGTACTGCAATGAGCGCCCAAATATTTGCATCATTGGATGTCATATGGTCATATCCTTTCTATTTACCTAACAGTGTCCCGATGATAAGCGCGAAGTCCGATTTTACCTGTGGCGTATCGAACCGCAGTTTACCAAGCCTGTACCCTGTGGTGAGCCGCCGTATTACGTCATCCGATTTTTTTACATACCATGTGTTTTCGTCGACATGGTTTGCGTCCAGCGTGTAGGCCGGGCGGTTGTTGTCCTTTGGGATACGTCGTGAAACATATTGTGAAACACTGCCGTTGTTGTGGTCAACCGTCACCCAGATACCGAAACGGCTGTAGTCTTCGGTGTCCATCACGTAGGACAGTTCTCCGTCCGCCGGTATTTCGGCTATGAGCGTGTCCGATTCATCGCGGAACTTATTCCGTATTGCGTAATCCGCATAGTCTTCATCGTACTGTTCCAGGAATTTGCCGAACTTGGATCGCGCCACCTTGGCACTGAAGCCGCCATAGTCGGCCAACTCAAGACAAATAAAGCCACCGCAGTACAATTTATATTGCTGGGCGTTCGATTGCTGGGCTCCGATATCAAGCCGGTACTTGGCGAAATAAGGGTTGGCCTTCTGCACAGCGTTGGACAGAAACAGTACTTTTGTCCTATCCTGCCAACGATCAACGGTATTGTAGAACTCGGAAAACGAATTGACCTCATTACTCAGGAATCGCAGATTATCGGGGAATATCTCATCAAAGATAATGAGATGCACCTTGGGATAGGCCACCGACTTAAGCCCCCCGGCCTGCGAGAGGGCGACAAAGTAACAGCATGTACGCCAGTCCTTCTCATCCCACGAACTCTTGTGCAACTGGCCTTTTTCGCCATTGATGCGGAATGAATATTCTGGGAAAAAGCTTTGAATGTCCTTGAAAAACGTTTCCTTGCGTTTCTGTTCCACGTCGGTACGACGTAGGTAGATGAACTCATGGCCGTGCCTGAGATACTCACGGATACCGTACCGCTTCGCCGCGAACGTCTTGCCCAAGCCACGTGCCCCGATGATGAAATTCCATGGAGCGTTACGGGTCAGAAGGTCGTGCAGATCGTAGTAGTCGCCTTCGTCCAACGTCTGCAACACCATGATACTCACCTGCCCTTAATATGAGGTTGCCGCCATACATCATGAGCTATCCCATGTATGGCGGCCTGTCCTGCCTCATCACGTGGCGTGATGGGTAAGGTTGCGAAGCCCATCACGCTCACCATTGATTATATCACACTTCAGAAGGCGGGCGGGTTACTTTTACCGTCCCACACAGAGAGCAAAGAATAGGCGTTATTATATCGTGTCGTGTACGGCGAAAACGGGTAGGTGGCCAATATGTTGGTCTTGAGCTGGGCGAGATTCGACGCCTTCGGTACGTTCAGGGCGTTCGCTGGCGATTGATGGTAGGCCGTCACCCACAATATCTGCATCCTGTCATCCGTATAGGTTTGCGGATATCCGGCGTAATCCTCCGCGAACTGCTTGCGCTGACCCTCCCGCGACTCCAAACGCCCGGCGAACACGCGGAACGCCTCAGCCTCGGCCGAAGTGAGCGGGCGGGTGAACGCGCCGCCCGATCCGACCAACGCCGCCACCTGAGGGGCACTCGCCTTGAACGCAGTCCATCCGGTCGGGTCGGCATCCCGCATCTTGCCGAGCACCTGCAAGCGTCGTCCGAAACTCCATTGCGCTATGCCGATGCCCTGTAGATTCGACTCGACCGCATCCCAACGCAAACCCGCCTCTACCGTGCCCACGACGTATAGTGCGTACGAGTTTTCGGCGCTCAACGACGTGCTGGGCGTGGATTGTCCTTTGTCGCTGTCAGGTTGTGACTGGCTTGCTTTTTCCTGCCAGTTGTTCGCCGTGCTTTTCCAGAAGATGCGAGTCCGCGCCCCGGTGTTATCCGACTCATGCAGATAGAGGTTGTCGCCCTGTTGCAATATCCACGCACCGCCGCGCGCCGAATCGGGAGAGCCGTGGTTATTGTCGCCGGTCGGGTTCGATTCGGTGGAAGAGGTGCCGCCCCCTTCGCCCAGCACCTTTGGGTGCAGATATCCCAAAAAGGCGGTCAGGTCGAATGTCATACGCTGAGCGGGGTTAGGGTTCTGGGAAAGTACCGTGATGCGCCCATTACGCACGCCGTCCTCCATAACAATACTCACGTGCGAACCAGTGTGTTGGCTTGAGAAGTTCCAGAACGCCACGTCGCCTCTGACCGGGCTGTAGTCGGAGGGTTTCTTCTCGAAGATCTGCGCCATCTTCGCGGTCGTGGGGAACCTGGTGTAATTGCCTTCCGCGTATCCGGTGGGGGTGATGCAGTCGGATACCGAAGCGCCGTACAGGTCCATGCAGTATTTGGCCCACAGGTCCCAGCATTGCGCCCCATAGGCTCCATCCATATCCCAGTATCTGCCTTGTGTCTGCGTAATCCAGTCATCGAAAGTTATAGCCATACCGCAATTATACGGTATGGCTATAAGGGATTACCGGCGTAGGTCAGGCGGCGTAGGAGGCCATGAAGCTCGCATTGCCTTGCATGGAGGCGACAGGGTCGAACACTCCCCACTTACCGTCGGGTTGGATAAACGCCAGTGTCGGCTGTGTCTTGTGGCCTCCGGTGACCATCCACGTCCAGATATTGTGTCGTGGTTTGCACCAATCCGCCAATGTGCCGCCATATCCGCCGCCGATGGAGGGGATCTGTCCTTGTCCGTCGGCCACGATGATGCCGTTTTGCAGTTTGAACTCCACCGCCATGGAACCGAGCATGGAAACGGCGTACTCCTGCCTGCCGCGGTAATTGTCATGACATGCGGTGTAGAGGTATTTGGCGATGGCCTTCGCGCCCGCGTCGTTCGGATGGATGTCGCCGGTCGGGAACCAGTTGGATTGTCCTTTGCACCATACATAGGCGCTATCGACCAATACGACGCGCGGATTGCCCGAGGACGCATCAAGACCGCCATTGTAGAGGCCGTTGTATTTTCTCATGCCGCCTTCGTCCAGCGTGGCCTGGTCGAACAGCATTGGCGCGAATACGATGATAGCGTTGGGGAATGCGTTTTCCATGGCGAGAACGCATTCCCTGGCCTTGCTTACCGCCGTATTGTAGTCGAGGATGTCGTTTCGGCCTCCGGCGCAGACGGCCACCTTGACTTTGCTTTTATCCACGGTGGCATCACTGGCGCAGTTCGCCACCTGCTGAGCAAAAGTTGGGATGTTGGATACGTTGAATCCGGCACCGCTTTTCGCATAGTTTTTCCATGTCAATCCGGGGAGCATGGTTGAGAGCTGGTATGACCATGTGCGCGACTGTGTGCCATCCGCGTAGGAGTCGCCGAAGGTCACGAGATAACCGTCCGAATACTGCGATTGGCTGAGCTTTTCCATGATGGTGGCGATCTGCGTCGAATTGGCGCCCACTGAGGTGGTCAATGCCGTAATGTCGTTGGTGTTTTTGTCCCACTTGGCTTTGCTTGCCGCGGCCTTGGCTGTGGTGTCGGTGCCCAGTGCCGTGAGCGCCGCCGTGTTCTGTTTGCCGTCGGTTGCGGCCTTGTCCCACTTGGTTTTTGCTGTGGTTGCCTTTTCGGTGGTTTCCGTGCCGAGTGCTTCGAGTGCCGCCGTGTTGGCGTCGGCCTTGGAGCCAGAGGTGGTGGCGTCGGTTGCGGCCTTATCCCACTTGGCCTTGGCCGTGGTGGCGTTTCCTACGGTGTTGTCGCCTAGCAGTGCCTTGGCCACTTGCTCGTCGTTCGTTTCGCGTGACTCCACGGCTTCGATGCGGTTCAAATGAGTTCCCAGAGTCGTATCGATGGTACGCATGGACCCGTTGTAGCCGTCGCGCAAGTCCGCCGGGTCGGTGTCGCCGTAGAGATTGAGGCCGTAATTGTCGGTTTTGCTGTATGTGGTGGTCATTGGTTGCTTCCTTTGCTTTCGCGCACCAGTATTTCAAGCTGGTGTATTTTTTGATCGATGATCCGCATGGCTTCGTCGTAGCCGTCCCGTAAGTCCATTGGCGTGGTGTCGGTGTAGAGGGGTAGGGCGAGGTGATGTGTGCGCCCGTATTGTCCATTATCCGCCATTGGTATCGTCCTTTACTGTCGTGGCGTGACTCTCGGCTCATTATGGCCGAAGATGTCCTTGTTGCCCAGCACCGCCCACGTGAGACAATCGTGCGCCGCGGCCTGCGTGGTGGTCATGGTGGCCATCTGATCGACACGCGCGCCGAACACGGCGAGTTCGCGGTAGATATCGCGGTTGGTGTTCTCTGAGTCTTCGTATCTGCCGTTTGTCGGATTGTAGGTGATCTCACTGTTCTCAAATTTGTCGAGCTTGGCGGCCAGATCGTCCAAAGCGGTATCCACTGTGGTCTGCCATGCGCCGATCTGCGCTATCACTTTGTTGATCGCCTCGACGTCGCTGGCTTCGTCCCTGGCGAGAGCGTCTATCGATTCGCGCAGTTCATCCAAGTGACCGGCGACCTCCTGCACCATGCCGAGCACGGTAAGGGTATCGCGGTAGCTGAACGGCTGTGTAGTCGTGTAGTACCGCTGGCGCGGGTCTATGTCCAGTGGCATGATGGTGGAATTGAGTCCATACATAAAATTACCTCCTGTCCTTTGCTATTTTACTCTCAATGGCCGAGGTTCCACGCAAGCATGGTGCCGTAGGGTTGGGGTATGGGGGTCATCATGTCGCCGCTCCCCCATATACCCATGAACAATGGCTCCAATGCCTGTATCACCATAAGATCGATATTCAGAAACGTCTGGCGGTACTCCTGCAAAAGCGCCGACCTTGAGCCGTTGAACCCGCTGGTGTGCATCGTGGCACTGCCTTTGTCGGTGGAGTGCTGGTAGTCGGTCATGCTGTGCGATTGCGCGTCCTGCGTGGAGTCCTGCGAACTTGTCGTGTGGGTATTGCCTTTGGAATCGGTTTGGGACGCCGACGTGGCGTACTTTCTGAAGTCGTCCAACCGCGTTTGCGGAAACTCGCTGTTTACGGTCATGGCGCTGTTGTCGGCCAACGTGTCCGATTCGCTGGACGAGTGCGATGTGTTGGATTGACTGCCCGACTGTTTGCCGCTCGACTCGCTCGCATTATTGCTGTCCGTGGTCTGCGTGATATCGGACGTAATGAACGGGTCGAACTTTTCGCTCGCGGATAGATACAGTTGGTTGAAATAGTCCATTTGTTCGCGCATGGTACGCCCAAGATAGGCAACGAACATTGGGACAGTCTCGCTACCGATCTCCCTCATCTGGTAGTGCGCAACGATCTTGTCGTTCAGCCGCTCGCGGTACGCTTCGTCGAAAATCGGATACCAGTCAGCCGATAAGTGCAGTTTTTCGTCGGTGTCATACCCGGCGGCGATCACCCCGCCTAGTGTCATGGTGTAATCCGCCATATTGTCCTTCAGTGCGTACCTGCTCAAGTCCTGTGCCATCATTCCTCGCTTCCCGTCAAACCGTCCGCCGTCAACAGTCCGCCGCTGGTTTCGTCGTTCCATTCGATGCCGATAGGCTCGGTAAAGTCCCACAGTCGGTTGATTGCGTCACATGCCTGTTGTCGCGCCTTGAGATACGACAAACGGTAGACGTTTGTCCTGCCGTTGCCTGCGGCCACCTCCGAGGATATGAGCCGTTCCTTTTTCTCGGTGGTGGAATTGTCGATACCGAGGAAATTGACCAGCTCGTTCCAGACCTGCGCCTTGGCCTGCAATATCTTGTCGCACAGAAAAGGCGTGGCGTTCGGAAACGTCTTGAATAGGCCGGTGATATCCGCGCTATCGTAGGCGTAGATGTACGGGTCGCCGTCCTCACGTGCCTTCATGAGGTTCTGCGCCGTGAGCTTGGATGTTTCCGATGTGGCGATGATCAGCGGCACACTGATGTTGTCCAGATTCACGTCCAACGCCCTGTCGGCCAAGGCGAGACGTCGCGCGTAGTTCCATACCACGTCGATCATGGTACACCGCAGCTGATTGTCCCAGATCGGGACGCATTCCTTCGAGCCGATCTGCGGATAGCTGTAGCCGGTGGCGACCGGCTGGAATGTCGTGGGATTGTTGTAATAGTTCACTCCGCCGATATTACCCGCCGTGGCCATAAAAATATTCTGGCGCTTATCAGGATAAAACAGCACCAAACCGTTCTCAAAAAGCGTCAATTCCATGAACCGTTCATCCATGTAAGGCGGGAGATTTCTCCATCTGAACCGGCTCACGGCCAACATCTCAATCAGCTTGAAATACTGGTTAATCCTCATGGCCTGTTGTGTCTCGGGGAGATTCACATTCCCCCACTGACTCCCCAGTACGTGCTGATTGTCCCAAGCTCTCGCTTTTCGCGCGTTATTACGTTTACGTCCCATATTGTTATTCTACCTCTTCTAATATGCGATTAATATGCGATGCCGGGTAGCGGCGTATTGTCTCCGTAGTCGGTCACGCCGATCTTGTCCGGGTCGGTCCACACGGTCACACCACTCTCGAAAATGCCCTTGATGGTCAGGCGATACTCCTCCGGGCACGTGCTCGAACGGATGTACATCTCATGCACCTTCCAATACGTGAAATTGGACATACACACCAGTGTCTGAGGCATTTTGACAAAGCGCTGGACATAATACCCGTACCTAAGCCAGACCTCTCCGATTGCGGTCATGGCGGCGGGGCTGATCTGGCGGAACCGTACCAGCACGCCCATGATGCCGTTGGCCAGATTGAACGAGTCACCGCCCAGTGCGCCCGACGTGGTGGGCGGTACCGTCTGCGTCTGCTGTACCTGCGCGTTGATGCCGGCTATCACGTTTTCGTAATCGCCTTTCATCACCGCCGTAGCCAGTTCCTTATTCATGTCGGCCAGTCGCATGGTCTGTTGATTGCCGAGATTGGTTTGCGCCAAGGCGTAGGCGTTCGCCTGCGACGTGCTGGCGTTGTTTGTCCATTGCGTGTTGGCCAATTGCTGGTTTGCGGTCGACACGTTGTTTTCGTAGGTCTGTTGATTCGCCCATGCGCCGACGGCCGTTCCTGCGGCGGCTCCGATTGCGCCGCCGATATTGCCGGTAAGCGCATTGCCTACGGTGTTGGCTACGCCTGAGCCGATCGTGTTCAATTGGTTCATCTGGTTATTGAAATCAAGGTTTCTTAATGTCAGGCCGGTGCTTCGCTGTGCCGCGTTGTTGCTGATCGCGTTCATCGCGTTGCGGTTGGACGTGCCGAGACGGTTTTGCGCGCTGGCGTACTGCGTGCCCACCTGCGCCTGAGAATAGGCGTTGTTGATGCCCATCTGGGTTTTCTGTTGCGCCCAGTCCGCCGACTGCTGGGAATACGCTCGCGTGTATGCGCTGTTCGCCAAAGCCAGGGCCGAGCCGTTATTGACGGCCATGAAGGTCGGGAAGTTGGTAATGCCGAAACTGGCGTTGAGCATTTCCCCGAAATCGATGGGCAAACCTGAGTCGTTCGGCAATGGCGACGTTTCGCCGGTGGTCTGAGCGTTGTAGCCGCGCGGGTAGAAATTGAGCCGGGGGGAGGGTGGCGCGTAATCCCACGCCTCACGAATGGTCAGATCTGCGCTCGGGATCTGCTCGGGGTTATAGGTGATGACCGTCCCATTCAGGCAAGAGCATTCCAATACGGCGTATGGTGCGGTACGGAATTTCCGAAGGTACCTGTAGCGTTCCGGGAGTTTGAAATTATCACGGAAATCCTTGATATGGACGATATCGGCGTATCGGCTTTTCGCGTCATTATGACGCACCTCCAAGCGGTAGCAGTCGCCCCTCCAATCGATCATGTGATTGAAGAACACGCCCGGCTCCTTCTGCCCTTCAAGCAGTGACTCGGGGAGCTGGGGGATGGCGTAGATGCCGCAGATGCCCTGTGTCACCCACGGGTATTCCGCGCCCGCGCCCATGACGGCGAGAAAATCCAAAGCATCCGAAAAATAATACAAGGCGGTACCGTTTGTATGGTTTTCAAACGCGCCGCCGTCCGCGCACGTGGTTTTCGGTGCGCTTGCCGTGCCGGGGTCGGCGTCCAGTTTCGTGGTGGACACCACCAGCACGCCGAACGTGGTGTAGCCGTTCGTCTCGCCGATCAGGCTCTTATATTGCTGTCCTGCGACTATCATTGATTTTCCGGTGTCCAAGCCTTCGGGCAAGTCCAGATAGGTGCGCCCCCAGTCCTTCCACTGGTTTTCGTTGGCCACGCCGATATGCCCGCGTTCGACGTAGGCGTTGCCCAGTGTCACGTCATGCTGGTATGATTGCCATACGTCCAATTGGATATTAAGCTGTGACGTGGTGGCGTTGACGTAATCCACGTTCTGCACGAAGTAATACCAGGATCGTGGCGTATCGAAATCATAGTCGTTCGTCGCGATCAGGTAATTATATTGGCTAGCTTGGGCGAAGGGGATAGGTAGACGTACCGGCAATCCATATTTGGCCATGCTTGCGCCACGGAACTCCAGGCCATCCAAACTCCTGAAATACGTCTCCTGCGTCGCGCGATCGGGGAATCGTACGATATCACGATAACCGTTGTCCCACGTCACGTTGCATAGTTTGAAACTGGTGTTAGGGGTCCAGCGTGCGTATGAAAAATTGATCGGTAGATCGTTCGCCGTCATTATATCGCCTTCTTGAAAAAAGAATGGGGTGCAATATTATGCATCCCATTCTATCTTACCAGATGAATATCAGGCGGTTACGCTGATGTTCCTGGTGCCAGTCTTGCCTGCGAACTTGACTGTGACCATGGCCGTGCCGGCGCTCGTACCGGTTACCTTGCCGGTCTTATCGACGGTGGCGTGCGCGTCCACCGACCAATTGGCGAAATTACTGACATCGATGCTGTTTCCGTCTACCATAACGGCCTTGGCGGTCAGTTTGATACTCTTGGTGTTTTTGACGGTGGTTGCGCCGTCAACGCCGATCCGGGAGAGCGCCCCGATTTTGAAGCCGCCGACCCAATCGCCGACCACAGGCACGTCCAATGCGGCTGAAACCGTCTGATCGACCTCGGGTGTGGCCGGGTTGATATAGGTGGCCTGAGCGGTGACATTGAGACTCTCGGCGGTTTCATCCAAACCGCAACGCAGAACGCCGTCATTGTCGATGCCGGTGAACTGCGAGGTTGCGCCCTCAAGCATGTACTTGATGCCTGTCGGCTGGAACGAAGCGCCCGAAGTGGCGTTGGCGCTGGAAATGGTGGACACCACCTGTACCAAGTCGCCGCGCGACACGTTCTGGGGCGTAATTGATGGCTGGCCGTACTTCTGCACCTTGATCTCGAATTCAGGTTTGGAAGCGGTGATGGTATCAGGCAATCCGATATATTCCGACGTCCCCTTGCCAGTCCAGAAGAGTACCGCGTTCGCAAACGGGTTCGGGGTGATCGACCCGCGGTGCTTGTAGAAAATGTTTCGCGTGCCGTCAATAGGATTCACGGGGCTGTTGGTGGTTTCAAGCATTTCGTCCCAGCAGAAGAAGAAATCTTCTGTGGTAAGAACGGCCTGCACCTTGCCTGCGGAACCGCCGATGCCGAACATGCTTTCCGGGATGGGGATAATGCGATAGGGTACGTTGGCCTTGTCGATGTGGAATGCCGCGGCCAAGGCCTCAACGTTCAGGGCGGCGATCACGGCGGGCGTGGCGAACAGGATCGCTTCACCGTCGCGCCATGGCGTAACCCAGCTTTGCGCATTGTACTTGGGCATGGCCGACATCGGACTTGACTTCAGCTCGTTGGCCACCTGCTGGATGAGGCGCAGAAGGGTCTTCGCATCCGCTTCGGTGGAATCGGCTTTGCCGACGTCTGGCGTTTGTACGCGGTAGAAGCCGCCCTTGCGTGCGTATTCCGCGAAGCACTGGGTTTTCATGAGGTACATGTCGTTGCGGTCGCTCAGGATCGGCGCGTTCATGATCTCGGAAATGTAGTTGCTCATGCCCGATTCGCCGTCGAATGCGGTAAGCAGAGCATCCTCCGGGATGGTGACGGGATAGTAGTGGTCGAAAGTCAGTGGGTGGAAAACGCTTGCGGTCGGGAGACTGTAGCGCCCGTATACGTCGTCGCCAAGATATTCCTTGTCGAAGTTACGGGTGCGTGCCTTGACGAGGCCGACCGCGGCCTGCTCGTAGGTGGAGCCGTAGCGCCTGAGGGTGCGCGGGGAGCCGATAAGCTTCAGCGGGTCGTCCCAGTCGGCGTGCTGGACGTAGAGGCCGATCAGGCGTTGGATCAAAACCCCGGTGAACTCGTCGCGCAAGTAAGGGAAGTTGCGCATGGTATCAACGGCGTTGCGGATGTTGCCCTGTGTGGCGGCGGGGATGCGTACCTGGAACTGGGGGCTGGTGGCGGAGCGAACGGCGTTGAAGATCTCGACGTCGCCCTTGTCGACCAGTGGCCTTACATCACTCATAATATATTCCTTCCGTTAGAACAGATCTTCGATGGTGATACCGGAGTCTTCCGGTTCCGGCTTGTCATTGACGGAGCCGTTGTGGTCTGCGGCCTCGAAACCGAGCGTGTCCATCATGGCCTTCAGCGCGCTTACCTCTTTTTCGAGTGTTTCGATTCGTTCGGCCAGTCCGTTATCCGGTTCCGGTTCCGGTTCCGGTTCCTTTTTCGGCGGGTCGTTCGGCGTTTCCGTGGTCTTTTCCTCTTCGGTCGGCGGCGGTGGCGTGGTGTTTTCGTCTTCGTCGGATTCGTTGTTCATAATCCCTCCAATTGGATAGTAGGTTACTCGTCAATCATACCACTGTGTATGTCGGATGATAAAAATGGCTCGGCAATCACGCCGAGCCAGGATCGTTTCATGAAAGTATCCATATGGCCGGTGTAGGGTATGAGCGCCACGCCCATAGTCCATGGTATCGGCGGCATTCTCAGCCGCGGCACTCCGATATCATCCAATCCCAGTCAGCAGCCGATACTTAGGAAACATCATGATTATAGCACGATATGTGTACCGTAGTCGTCCACCACCTCCACGCCATGCCGGAATTTTTCGTAAGGGATGGGGTGGGTGAAGAGGCTACCGGCCATGACCACGTCCACTCCGCCGTCATCCCGCCAACCTTGATACCGGTTCATGGCAAGGATGGTCAGCTTTTCGTACTTTGCGCTGATCCTCCACTTGCCGAGTTCGGTTGGATGCAGTTCGCAATCTTTGGGCATGTCCCAGCCTTGTAGTATGCATCCGTCGGTGTTGGCGTAGATCAGTCTGTCGCGGTTCGCTTCGCACACCTTCAGGAGCTTGCGGCGGGCGTAGGCGTTGACCCACATTGGGATAGGTAGATAATCCGTCTGTAGGCTGTTCGGCTCCCGTTTCGACGGCTCCCAGTCCAACGTGCGCCCATCACGGCTGGTAGGGAGTAGCACGGAACCCTTCGGCAATGATGCCATCTTGCCCACCAAGGCGTTCATAATGAGTTTGGCCATCTGCCGTTTTTCGCCGTGCTCGCGTTGCTTCATCTCGCCCCACTGATCGATGAAGCCGGCAAAAAACCCTTTGGAGCGTTTGAATTTCCAGCCGCGCACATGCCTGTATATGGACACGTCATAGTTTTCGCGCAACAGTTCCTGGTCTATATCGGTGAGGCACATGGTCACGTAACCGCGTGTGGTGGTCAGCCGATTCGTGCCGTGGTGGTATCTAGCGTCGGATAAAAACGGGTACCCATCCGGCTTGAGGTCGGCGCGGAACACGAGTTCGTCGCAATGCAACGGCATATCCTTATCCGGCTCGTATTCCCCTTCGTAGGGTTCGGGCATTCCGTATGGTAGCCATTCGTCGGAAAGTACACTCGGATACATCGAGTTGCAATCGATATCGATACACCGGCCATACCGGCCCTCATTCGCCATCATAAAACCGCCGACATACCCTTCATGCAAAGTCTTTTTCGTTTCTTCGCCAAGTTGTGGGAATCTATCCAGATACCATCTATAGTCGTTGCCGTGATACGCGGTCATGCTTGCCGCTCCGGCTGTGATCTTGCATAAGCCGTGGGCCTCATATAATGCGATGATGTCCAATAGTTGCGCTTCGTCGCCCAGTCGGATACGGTAGCCGTCGCGCAAGAGGTTGGACAGCTCGTAAAAGCGTATGCGATTATCCTTGTCGATCTGCACGGAAAACGTATAAAACCGGCCTTGCTTGGATATGATCGCATCCCAGCTCATGTAGGCGCGGTTCTCATTGTGTGGCAAATGTGCTACGACGTGGGCCATGAACCCGTTCAGCATATCCGGGTCGGTGACATACACGGTACTTTTGCCGCCGCTCATTGCATGGGACAATAACGTCACGGGGCTATCGCACCCGTTCCATATTTCGTGGTCGGTAAACCGCACTACTCTGTCGTGACACAGTAGCCCCACGTGTTCGTCTTGAGTCATATTGCAACCTTAATCCACGATCTTATGCCAATTGTCTGGCCAGCTTCAAAAAGCCCTCGAAACTTCGCGCGGCGTTGGCGTGCGCCGTCCTGTCCTGTCCGAAGCTGGAGCGGATGCGCCCGGTAGGTGACTCAATCCAGTTAAACACAATTTGCGCTATGTCCGTCTGTTCGATAAGCGCGCGTTTCTGCGCCGCCGTCAGGGCGCGGAATCGCTTCAAACGTTTGGAGCCGACCGAAGCGGCGATGGCCTTCTCGAACGCCTTATACCTATGTTGCTTCATGTACTTCGGCCACATGCCCTCTTCATACAGCCCGGCGCGTGATGGTTTGCGTGTCTGTTTTGCGGGCGTGGTGCCGGTGCGTAGTCCGAGTATTTTCGCCGCATCGTGGATATCACGGATAACCTCTTCGCGATGCCCTGAGCGCAATTGCGCCTCCACGTAGGCGCGATCACCCAACGTGTTTTCCATGGTCAATAGGTCGGTGAGTTTCGACGCCGTGACCCCCGAGCGTTCGTATGGTTCGCCGGTGGTGCCTTGTATCTCGGCCATGCGCCGTTCCAATACGGTTTGTTTTGGCATGGCCTGTACACGGTTCCACTCGTTGATATGCCTCTTGGCGGCGTTGATCTTGCGTTGCTGTTGACGCAGCAGCCTGCGCCGTTTGGCGACGGGTTCCGCGGCTATCATCGCATCCGTGATATCCGGGCGTTGGGCGTACATGCGTTCCCGTTTGGTCGGACGCTCGATGGGTGAGGGGTGGAACGTGGTTTGAGAAGCCTTGGCCATCTCGGCGCGTTTCTGCTTGTCCCACTCTTTGGCTACCGTGCGGGCGATGTTGACTAGTTGTTTGTCCGCGGTTTTGGCGAGATTCGCGTGGGAGTAGGAGCCAAGTTGCTTGATATCGCGTTTTGCGCGGGCGGCGGCGGCCTGCCGTGCCTTCTCGTGTTTTTTGGCGAGACTGCGCCGCCTGCGCTCAAGCTTTATCGCATTCTTGTCGCCCTTGTCGAGCGTGGTTATCACGCTTGCGGGCATTCCCACGCTGGATGCCGCGCGCCTGAGCTGGTAATAGTCCAGCGGTTGCACCGCCTTGGATGTGGCTTTACGCCCTTTTCTTGCCATTGTCCACCGCCTTGAGGGATGGCGGAGCCCCGTCGCCCATGACCAACGACGGGGCTTCGCTGTATCCGATTGTACCAGACTTCAGATCATTCTTCGGCGACGGGTTCGATGCTGAAGAACTTGAATCCGCGGCGGGAGCGACGTTCAACCACCTTGATATTCAGCGGCTCGGTCCATTTGTCGGGGGTGCCGAAGATGCCGAACATGGTGTTAAGCCCGGCGGCAAGGGTCGGAGAGGTGGCCGAGTATGCCTTGTTGTCCGCGGTCACGATGATAACGCGCACGGTGTTGCTGATCTCGCCGGTCTGATCGTCGGTGACTTGCACGGCCTGTGCGATCGCGTTCACCATGGAGAGAGGTTCGTTCAGGTGTTCGTCCAGCTTTTCGGCGTTCTGCAATGCGCTGTAGAGCTTGATCTTGCCTTCGCGGGTCGAAGTATCAATGAAGTGCTGGACGGTACCAAGCGCCGTTTCCTCGGTATTGAATGCGACAAGCTCGGTGTTAGTGGTGTTTTCCATGATTTCAACCTTCCTTTAATGGTTATTGTTGTTTTATTTTTTCTAGGGATTAACCCTAAAATCTTTTATACTCTTACGCTTCGTTTTTTTCAACTTCGGCGTGTCGTTTATGTTCGTCGGGGTCCCATGGCTGAGGGGGTTCAAAAGTGGCGTGGGCGTAGAAATCCTGTTCGCTCATGACGACCCTTTGCGACCATACTTCGATGGAACGCGCGACGAAGTTAGGCCATAGGCGCTTCGCCTTGACGGCGTAGGCGTCCAGCGAGCCACAACGCCCGGCCACGACATGCTCGGTGCTCATAAAATCGCCATCCACCAATTCCATACCCTTCAAAACGGCATAGACCCGGGTGCGGTAGACATCAGTCATGATTACAACCTTCCCAATAGATTTTTTTCAACTTAGCCTCATTATATGTTCTGATATCGAGCCTGTCAAAATTTTTGAACGCGGCGGCGATCACGTCACCCGCCCCGCCATCGAACCGCTGGCGACAATCGAACGACTGCCCGCCCTTCACCGCACAGACCGCCGCCCAGCCGATAAGATTCGGCAAGTCCACACCACCATCAATCGTTCGCACGTCATACGGGATATCCAACACGTCGCCAAGACTCGACTTCGGCGTTATCATGCGGCATAGGCGGAACACCTGAAGCACCGACCCTGGATAGAACTCGTTGCATGAATGATCGTAGAGTTCGTCCAACATGGTCAAGGCGCGACATAGCGTCTCGAAATCGCCGCGGCCTTGCGCATAATCCTTCAGCCCGGCAATTCTCATATGACCCTTCAAGGCTTTTTGCACGCGGTACGAGTCCACCACGCCCTCATCGAAAAGCCTCATGCGCGGCACCGGCTCGTACATGTCTTCCCTATATCTACTCATTGCAGTACATCCTTTTTTCGACCCTGAAATATGCGACAGGCTCGCAACTCCCATATTTGGCAAACCGCTTCACGGCGCGTTCGGCGTCGCCATACGATTCGCCCGAACCAATTTCAATGGTGTTGCCGTCACAGCAGACGGCCACGGCGATAAACCTCACGATCAAAACCCCACCTCGTTCTGTTCGGTCAGCCAATCGTGCCCCATCACCCAAGCTGTATGCCATAGTTCGATATCGGGACAGCGTAGGGGCGCGTAATATTCGCGGTCGTAGTACCCGCTCCAAAACGCCCTCATCACCCAATAGCGCTTGGCATGACAGCAGTCCTTGAATAACAGCGAATGTAACCAATCGAAAAAATACATGTCAACTCCTACGATGTAACGGCGTTACGGCAATATCCATGGCGTCCATGATCATTGCCGCCACCTCATCATACATGGCGGCGGGTACGCAGAACTGCGCTTCAAGCTTCGCGCCGTCGTCGATAATCTCGTAGGTGCAACGGTACATGTCAAGCCCCAGGCAATACCACAATCGTACTTCCCCATGACGGTACGGCGAACGGAACGACGCTACTTCAATATCCTTGGTCATATCACACCTCCAATCAAATATACGCAAGCCGTTGATAAAGCTCTCTAAAATCAATCGCATGACAATACCTGACACCTTCATCTAGATCGATAAAGTCCTTCAGCCCCACCCAGCGGCCATGTATTCCGCTGAACACCTGGAACCGGTAGTCAGTGCCGCAGTAATCGCATAACGCCTCACGCCACCGAAACCTGACATCAAGGCCGGTATAATCGTCTTCGACTGTGAAATAATGCCATCCCATGATATGACCTTAATAACGTTCCTTGATATGGACGTGTCCGACAATCGAATAGTCGCCATTGAGTTCGACTATCTGGGCGTGGTGCAATGTCGCATGATAATAGCCGAGATAATAATGTTCGACCTTGTGAATTACTCCGCTTAGGGAGCTGTTGAGCGAATCGGTGATAACGTGGCCGAAGTCCTTTATCACATCATTTGTGACAACCATAACCTGGTAGCCGTCATTGTCAACGATGAACAGCCATTCATCCGTAATCTTACGCATTTTATTTGCAACCTTCCATGTGTAGCGTTTTTGTTTACATAAAATAATATACACGACTTTTTGAATAATATCAAAACGACACGCCCGAAAAACAAAAATAAAGCCCCGATATTTTATCAGGGCTTATTATCAATCAAATCTCGATAAGATCATATCTATCACCCGACACCTCATCAAAAACACCAAGCTTAAGGCCATAGTCGCCA